AAATATCTCTATTGATAGTTAAAAGTCCAGTAGAGCTAATTGCAAAATCAGATGTTGGATTAACTTCAAAGGTAGTAGGTGATTGATTAGAGGTTACTTGAGCAGTAGTTCCTGAAAATCCGTTAGTACTATCGTATATAGATGCTCCTGATATAGCTGATTCTATAATATAAAATGCTTGAATACCACTTAAAGTTGGAGCTACATCATCATCTATCTCTATTCTCATTGCTGCAGAAGCTGATGTTGTATTAAAATTATCAGTAACTGAAGCAGAATAGATATATGCGTTTATTAAATCTGAATTAATAAATTGAGAAGATTTTCTTTCGATTAACCCAGAATTATTCATTGTAAACGGATCTTCATGAGGATCTGATTGACTTGTACCGCCATAAGTTCCTATAGATACTTCAGAGCCGTCTATTTCTAATCCTGCTAATTCAAATCTATTAAATACTATGGTATCTCCTTCAGGATCAGATGCTGCTATTTGTTTACTACTATCTCCATCGTTTTCATCTTCACTAAATCCGGTAAATGTTTGATTATTTACCGTTGGTATAACATTATCTGTAACATTAATAGTTATCGGTAAAGTCGTAATTGAATCTGCATCTTCTCCGCTTTCATAATGTTCATCTGAAGCAGATATAGAAAAGCTATAAGATGAAGTAGTTTCAAAATCTAAAGAAGCAGTAGCTTGAGCTATACTAACGTAAGTCCCATATTTAGTTATGGTAAAATGATCTCCTGGTACTGAGCTTGATCTAATAGTTATAGCATCGCTGTTAGCATCAGTAAAATAAATTTTAGTTACTTCTCCAGTTGATGCATTTTCGTTTCTTGCTGTAGTAAATGAAGTAATTATACTACCCCCAGTAGAAGTTTCCCTAAATACTGGAGCTGAATTAGCTATTACATTAAGATATAAGTTCTGATTAATAGAAGCGCTAAAAGAATCAGTTGCTCTTACAGGAACTAAATGAGCTAATGTACCATCTCCTCTGTCAACTAAGTTAAAAGTTTCTGTTGTAGAGGCGGTTAATAAGGTTACAGCACCATCAGAAGCTACATTGACAAGACCGTCAGTGTATGAAGCTTGAGCGGAGAAAGTTATGTTTTGACCTTCAGGATCTGTGGCGGTTAAGGTATGTATGGATGATCCTGAGTCAAGAAACTCGGCTACATTTACGTTCGCATTAGAAGTAAATGATGGCGCTGTATTTGGATAAAATATTTTTTCTAAAAAGTCTGATATACTACCAGATGTTCCTGGATTAAACGATGAAGTAAAGAATCCAGGTAAATGTATTTGAGATATTACTCTATTTCCGTTGAAAGTAGAAGAATCCCCTCCACTACCAAAACCGCTTCTAACGGCTGACTCTGAGATAAAGGTATCGGAAATAAAAGAAGCAGAATCGGCTTGAACTGCATGAGAAGAAGAAACTTCTGTTAATATTTCAACAGATGCTGATAAAGCATATGAAGCAGATATTGCGTAAGATGCTGTATTAAAAGCCTGTGCAAGATTTATTTGAGCTGAACTAGAAACTACTCCGTCCGGTAATAAAACCTGCTCAGATGCAACTACAGTAGAACCTGATCTCTCAGCTGTAGCAATATTCTGTACTACTGCTCCATTATCATTAATGAAAGCTAAAGATGCTGTTGTAATAAGTACATTACCTACTCTTATTGCGTTAGGTTCACCTGAAACTTGAGAAACTAACTGTCCATCTTTGACAAATCTTAAAGATCCTGTTGTTAAATAAAGATCTTTCCATGGTTTTGATAAGGATCCTAGATCATGTATACCGTTTTCACTATCTAGCGCCTCAGGAATTAATGACCCGGTAAAAAATTGGGAACCTGTAAAATGGTTAGACGCGGTTACAGCAAACGAACCTGTATTAGTACCTACTTCAGAGCCATTTACTATTATGGACCCAGAAATATTAAGAGAACCTGTTAGGTTTCCATAATTGCCAAGTTGGCTACTTATTTGTTTCCATTTAATTAATGCCATTAGCTAACTAATTTACCAGTTATCATAAATTCGTCGTCTGAATCTAGTTCGAAATTTAAATTATTATTAAAAGTTATTACTACATCGTTACCGTTATCACTAATAGAATCTATAGCATCTATTTCAGAAGCTATTCCGTTTACATAAACTGTAAAATCATCTTTTTGTACTGCTGGGAATCCTTCAGGAACAGTTGCAAATGAAATATCTTCAAATGTAACTACACTTCCTGCTACAGTAACTGTAGTATTATTACTCGTAAATGCATTATTTAATGCTGTATATGCTTTTTGTTCAGCTGTCATTGCTTCTTGTACTGTTGTTTTAATTCTAGTTGCTGCTCTATCATAAAATCTTACCGTTCTAGAATTGATTCTTGTTGATGAATATCTTGCCATTTATAAATATTAAATATCATTTATATCTTTTACTACTTCTGTACCAAAAAGTACAGAGGACTTATTAAAATACTTCATTGAACCTTGAGGTAAAGTATTTATACTGTCAGGAACTATATGTCCTAATAGATTTATATTAAAATTAGTCTTTACAGTCCTGTCTTGACCTTGTGTTAGTTCAGTAGAAGTAGTATAATTATCTATCATAGCTCTAAAGCTAAACTTATCTCTATCTCCCCAGTAAGAATCTGAAGCGTAATTGATAGTTTCTATTAATTTATTCATTTGCTCTATATATTGAGTAAAGATAATACATGAATATACTATGTTTACGTAATCTGGTATCACTACTGCCTGGTATTCCTTGGTAATAGATCTATTATTAAGAGCTGAAAATCTATCATACTGGTTTTTCTTAGACCATTTCTTTTCAAACACACCAAACTGCGTAGGTAAGTTAGCATCCATTTTATTTCCTAAAGATCTATTCTTTTCTACACTATCTCTTTTTAACATAATCAACGGTAACTGTATTTTACCATTTCTATCTCTATAAAATCCATCTTTTTGCACTGCATGCCAGCGTTCAGGTGATCCATATAATACAGGAACAGCTTTTCTAGCGCCGTTTTGCATTACAGAAGGTCTAATTACATTGTTAAAGTAGTAGAATATAGCTTCGTCTATGTCTCTAAGCCCTAAACTAAAGCGTTTAGTATCATCATTCTTAACAGATCTTTGAAGTTCCCTTTTTTTAAGGTCTTGTACTGGCTGTTTTTTAGCTTCGTACCCTTCTACCTTCAAAGGATCTATTACACTCTGTGATTTTTCAACAGTTGATTTAGGTAATACTTTATTTGTAGCCATATTCTATTAATATTCTTCGTTTTGAGCAAAAGTTATACCAGTTTGCTCTCTTCTTGTCTGATGACAGTCTAAAATTAATGAAACTGATGTTCCAAATCTACTTCCATAGTCGGTTAAGTTGTAACTCTTGTCTCTACCAAGGAATAATTGGTTCTCTCTTACTGTATCTACTACATAGTAGTCTTCTTGCCAATTTATTATATCTCCTACCTCAGGAACGACTGATACATCTTGTAAATCTTGTCTTAATAATGCAAAAGAAGCTTCTCTAGTGAGATCTGGGCCGAAATCATCGGTCGTTATCACTTGATCCCCTCTAGTTATTAAACAGTTTAACTTTAATGGTTCTAAAAACGCTTTTTCTAGCCCTTCTCCGTAAATATTAACTTCAGTATCTTTAATACTAAACTTATAGTAAAGGATCTCTTGTTCTACTATATCTTTTAACAGTTCTCTGTTAATATTTACTAATAAATTAAAGTCTCTATTACTTCCGAATAACATTACTTCTTTTCTATTGTTTTTTCACCTATATTTACTACTCTAATCTCATTATATTTAGTCAAAGCATTCTTTTTTAATGCATTAAACGCTTCTAAACCTGATTTTTGAGTTATAAGTTTAACTTTTAATGTTTCTCTATTATTTCCTTCATCAGAAGCCAATGTTACTGTAGTTACTCCAGGTAATGCTCTTATTAATTCAGCTATTTTAGCTGAGCCTTCCTTCTCATCATATATTACCTGTACCATACCTGTATAAGTATGAAATTCTACTTCACTAAGTAACTTCATTAACTTCATTATCCTACATAAATTGTCATTGGTACAGCAGTAACCATCTTTGCATTAGCTTCCATCTCTCTTACTTGCTGTTCCATCTGTTCTACCCTTGATGTACCTTCTAAAAGCTCTCTTAACTGTTCTAAAAGTGCTGTTTTTTCAGCTCTAGAGTCAGTTAATAGGTCTGCTTGGTTTAAAGTTGCTTCAGAACCAGGTACCGGTACTGTTTGATACTTACCTCTTATATAAGCTAACATTTCTTTTGCTAAAGCTGCTGCATATCTATATATCCAATCTCTACCAATAGAATTTATATCAGTATAAACCGGGTTTTTAAAGTTAGCATTAAATACATTAGATACAGGATTAACTCCGCAACAAGAGCTATCGCTTGTATTTACTAACAACTTAGCATCAGTTACTGAGGCTTTTTCAGTATTCTTATAATACTCTATCCTTAATGTACCTGATTTAGCTGGAATAGGAAATAAACTTAACTGGTTATTAGTTATTTCAAATGAATAAGCTGATCTTCTGACTTGATCGTTGAATTCTATAGCTTGAACTTTAAGCATATCGTAAGAAGCAGGCATCAATAGGAAGTTTACTCCTGGTGAATAAGATCCGAAGTCAAACGCATCCATTAAAGACTGTATTCCTGTACCAGTTCCTGCATAAGGGTCAAAATATCTTAAGATTGCAGGTGGTGCTTCATAAAATATACGTCTTATCTCTATTCCTCCTTCAATATTATTATCGATTGCCCATTGATCTAAGTCATAATCTTGTTGATTAGCTACTACATCTAATAATCCGCTGTGTTTAGTTACATTTCCTCCTACTTCTGCTTCAGTACCATATTGCTGGCTATATCTTATCTGCTCATTTAGGTTTGGAGTAATTATAGCGTTATTAAGTTGTTTAGATTGATCAGATCCTTGAATATTAAGAAAGTTTTGTTTTACTATAGAAGCATATACTTCGTTTCCATATGTAGTAACAGCTTCTTCAAAGCATGCATAGAAAGATCCTGATTGTAATTCAACATCCATCAACGGCCATCCTAATTTAGTAGCACAAAATCTCGCTACTTTATCAGCATCCGTTTGAAATTGACTATCAGAATCGTAAAATCCGAATGGAGTTTGTCCGGCTGCAAACGTACTTGAGCCGCCATAAGTAATTATATTTGCCATAAATTAAGAAGTTGTTATATAATATTCAATTTTAGCAGATCCTGATAAGGGTTCTACTAATATATCTTTAATATTATCATAAGCTATGACTCCATCACTATAGCTACCAGTCATTTCATTCGATGTTACCATAAATGATCCACCTGGAGATATTTTTTGGTGAAAATTTTCTGTAGAGCTTGATATTTCTAAATTTACGCTATATGTATCGTTGAGATTAGATACTCTTCCATATACTATAGAAGAAGTTACAAAAGTACCTCTATCTACTGCTCCGTTATAAGAAAATATTCTTGTTTTAGATCCACTAGGAGCCAGAAGAGTTCTATGATCTAAATAATTTACGCCTGAGAAAGTTTTACTGTAAACATTATCTCTATTATTTTCATCTAGAGTTAATTGTTCAACCACCACTACTCTTAAATTTGCCATACCTTATACGTTTTTATATAAATAGTAACAAAAAAAGGGCCCGAAGGCCCTCTATTCTAAAAAAAAAGAGGTCCGTTAGGACCTCTCTTTATCTATATTCTAATTAAGTAAAATATTATACTTCTGATACGTCAGAAACAAAGATTTTACCGTAGAATTCTGGTCTGATCATCTTCTTAGCATATCTTGTCATAAGACCTTTTCTTGGAGTGAAAGTCTCTGGGTCATATACTAGAGGAGTCATCATTAATGGTACATATGGAGCATAAACCGCACCAGTTTCTAAGAATTGAGAACCTCTAAATCCTAATAGGATGATGTTTTCTAACATATAAGGGTTCTTATATACTTTGAATCTGTTTGCTAGGCTTCCTACTCTTTGTACGCCCATGTTAAACTCTTCCTGATTTCCATCAGTATTAGCAGCATATCCAGGAATTGATTCTAGGATTGTTGCAATGTTTGGAGAACATACTAAGAAGTTTGCTCCACCTCTAAGAGTTTTTTGGTGAATCTTGTTAGATACTTTTTGGATTTTAGTTCCTAAAGTTTGGAACCACTGTCCTTGTGTATTGTAGAATCCTCCACCGTCAACTCCGCTTGTTACCCAAGCTGATCCGTTCCAGTTCTTGTTAGACTTTGCAGACCATCTTTCAGTTGTTACAGCGTCTTGGATTAACATATCTAAAATCTCAAGATCGATCTCCATTGAGATATACTCACTCAATAATGAAGTTAACTCAGCCTCAGCGTCGATGCTGTGGTATGCGTTAAGATCTTGAGCGAACTCTGGAGTCCATTGTGCTTTTAACTTTCTAGTCTTAGCAACGATTGCTTCACTAGCTAGTTTAACATCAATAGATGGAATAGAGATTGAAGTGTCAACTGCTCTTGAAGAATCAGCTTCGAAGTCACCTCTATCGTTATCAACTGGTTGTTTGTGATAAATTAATGAACCAGTTAAAGAAGCGTCTACAGTAGTAGATGATTTAGCAACTACGAAAGATACATCGTTTCCTGATACTGTAGTCCATTTTGGTATTGTTACATCAACAGATGCAGATAATAATCTAAATGCTCTTACACCTTTTAAGTCAGCGTTTAATCCGCTTACACTTTTTGTAATTACATAATAGTCTGATGGTAAAGTTCCATCTTGATAGTTAATAGATGCAGATGTCGCAGCAGATGCAGCTTCTTCTACAGTAGCAGATGCAGAGTTGATAGTATATCCAAACTGACCAGCACCATAAAGACCACCGCTTACTTCTTCGTCAACTGACATTTTTGCAGATGCAGAAGATACGTTACCGTACAAGTTGTCCGCAGCATTTCTTCCATTTCTTGAATCTCCATACTTAAAGTCTAAGTAGAATACAAGTCCTGAAGGTAAATTCATTGGTTGTACTGATACGAAATCTTGTGCAACGATTTGAGCAAATACTTTTCTTACTAATGGTAAGACGACTCCAGCCCACTGCTCACCAGCGCCTGCAGAGAAAGATCCTCCACCTACGTTAGTTGTGTTAGCTTCAGCAACTACTTGTTTAGCTTGGTTTTCTAAGATGACAGCCATGTTATTTTTGACTCTCTCATCAGAAATACCTTCTAATAAACCAGATGCACTCCACTTTTCAGCTAGCTTTACAGAGTCAGCTTGCATACTTTTGTAAGTATTCGAGCTCTCTAATAATTGATTTAATTCCATGATTTCTATAATAATAGTTTAATAATTGATTTTTAAATTATTCCGGCTAATTTCTGCATTCTTCTCACTGTATCAGATACTTCTGCTATTACCTCTGGTTTAGCAGCTGTAGTTCCTCCAGCTTTAGAAGCCATGCCTAATTTAGTTTTTGATTCTTTGATAGTTTTAGTAGCTTCTTTTTTGCTAATTACGCTATCGGAAACAGTTTCAAAAACTAGTTTAACCTCTTTTACACTTTCTGCTTTATCAAAAGCAGCAATAATGTTAACTTTTTGACTTTCTGATAAATCGTTAGATTTAAAGATTTTGTTTACATAAAGTAATTTAGAATTTAAAAGATTAACCTCGTTAAGGTCTTTCTTAAGAGTTTCGATAGTTTCTAGAGCTTCGTCTAGCTGCTCTTTCATTACTCCAGACTGAACGTTATTTACGTTATGGTCTTTTGTATCTGATTCTGCTTCCATCTCATTCTTAGTATCTTCGTCCATTTCTTCTTTTTTACCTTCATGCTTCTCATCATCCTTAGCCTCTTCCATTTTATCTTCTTTGTCGTGTTTAGCTTCTTCTACTTCTTCAGTAGTATCAGCTTCAAGCTCTTTTAGAAGTTCGTCTAAATCGATTTCTTCTTCTTCAGCGCCATCAACAGCAGGCTCTTCCAGTTCAGGCTCATCACCCATACCTTCGATATCGCCACCGTCCATGTCATCTGCAGGAGCTTCTTCAGCACCCATTTCCTGATTGATGATGTCTCTTATTAAGTCTTTGAATTGATCAACACTTAAGTCAGATAAATCTTCATCACCTTCAGGTTCTTCAGCTGGTTCTTCGTCGTGGTCTCCGTCGTGTTCTGCTTCGTCTTCAGATTCTTCTGAATCATCCTCAGCTTCTTCAACTTCCTCCTCAGCTACAGCTGGTACTTCTGTTAGATCTTCTTCGATTGCTTCGTCTTTTTTGTCGTCTTTAGCTTCTTCAACAGACTCGTCTTTATTATTATGTTTAGCTTCTTCTACTTCTTCAACAGTTTCTTCGACAGTTTCGTCTTTTTTGTCTTCCATTTCTTGAAGTTTAGCAGCTAACATATCTTTTAAATGCGGAGTTAATGATTCTTCTAAAGCCTCCTTAGCGTTAGCAATGGCAGCTTCTCTTACAGATTTAGCTTCAGCAATAGCTTGCTTGAATAAATCCTTACTCATTTTAAAAAAATTTGTGGTTTCGTACGATTATTTAGAATCGTAATGTGAAGTTATATAATGTTTTTGATACAGTATAGTGACTGTATATTCTTATATAAATATATACTAATTATCAAAAAACAAAAAACCCTGACGAATCAGGGCTTAATTTTTATTTGTTTAAAAGATCCTCTACTTCTTTTCTTAATCTATCTTCTCTTATATCATCTTCGGATAATTCTTCTTCCACTGTATCTTCTTTAATAGTCTCTCCTTCTTCGGCAACTTCTTCTTCGTTTTTCTTTTTCTTATGTCCGTGATTACTTTCAGTTAATACTTCAAGATCTGCAACTGGAATATTTTTAACAGTCTTAGACCCGTCTTTAAAAAATACGTCATAATGACTTACTGAATGAGTTCCATCAGCATTTTCTACTAATGTGTGTTGCTCTTCTAAGCAAATACCGTATCCATAAGTTTCATGTACTACGTGAGCGGCACAGTCATGCATGAATCCTGGTCCTGCTTCGTCTACTTTTTCTTCTTTAGCTTTTTTACCTTCTACTAAAAAATTTCTTAAATTAAAGTTTTTCATTGTATATTCTTTTATATAAATAGAGCCTATGCTCTTAAAATATCGTTTATAATATTGTCTACTTTTGCAAATTTAGATACTTTTATTTTACCTTCCTGTAAAGCTACAGGGTTCATAAAAGCACCATGTGTTGATGGATTAGAAACAAAATCCCAGCATACTAGTTCAAAATCTGGTTGTACCTCTAAAGTACCTTCATTTGTTTGTTGAACTGATCCTGTTCCTCTAGAACTAATTCCTATTGTGTGTCCTGCTTTAATAATTTCTTTTACTATATTACCGGCAGGTGTATTTAATAATTCGACAGTACCCATCAAATCGTTTCCTTTCCACCATAGCTCTTTTACTACGTGTGAAGCGTTTTTGAGAGATACTACAGGAGTCTCCGGATGATCTAATTCACCGAAAGCGTTTCCTCTTTTAACAAATTCTTCTACGTATTTGTCTGTTTCTCTTTCTAATATTTCTTTTGAGTAGACTCTACCGTTTTGGTTTTGAGCTTTCGCTCTTTGCATAACTCCAGTGACCTCGAAAACTCCAGGTCTACTTTTAGATTCCTTTATGGTAGGTCTAAATGGTGTTACGTCTACTAATAATTGTGCCATATTATTTTTTTTCGTTTACTGAAGAGAAAACTGTTTGTTTTGGTTCTTCTTCTATTCCTACTTCAGCTACTGGATCTGCTTTTATAAAATTAGTTTGAGGAAGACTAATGTCTTTTTTAGTTAATCTTCTTACAGGAACTAAATCTTTAAATAATGCGTCTGCAATACCAGGAGCTAAGAAAGCACCTACTTTCATACCGTCCGGTGTTTCAATGTTACCAATTTTATCGAATGCTCCTTGAATTCTTTCTCTAGTCTTTGCAAAGAAAGATTCCACGTCTGTTACGATATTTTCAAGATCGTTAACTACCACTTGCATTCCTTTATAATCTCCATATTTATCTCCTACATCTGATAATCTATTTGTAGCAGCTTCTGATAGTAAAGTTTTTCTTATAATACCTTTGATTGCTTCTTTTAGCTGCTCATCTTTACCCATTGCTTTTTTAATCGCTTTGTCTTTTGCAGCCAAATAATCATCTGAATCTATATCTCCATCTCCGTCATGATCTTTACCTTTCTTTTCTTGTAAATAATCCATTTCAATCATTTCTACCCAATAGTCAGAGTTAAATGTTTGACTACCTCTACCTGCTTCATCAGCAAAAAAGTTTTTAATTCCGTCAAAAGCATCTTCAAAATCTTCGTCATCTATTTGATCTCCTAAACCTGCTCTAACTGCAGCTTTAAATTTAGGAGGTACTTGCTCTAATTCATTTCTATCCCCAGACCAATTCCAAACTACATTGTTAGGAGAAAGATCTTCATTTGTTACATCATCTCTATCTGAATCAAATTGAGCTAATTCATCTTCCCAGAAATCTTTATGCTCATCTTCTAATGGATGCTGATCTAAAGCAGCTTTGAAATTACCGCTTTTAATATAATCCTCAATAAAGTCTTCAGTAAATTTATGTCCAAAATGAGTTTCAAAGTATCTTACATCGTCTTCATCTACTAATACTTCTTTCTGTCTTTCTCTAATTCTATTTACAGCATCTACTATTTGTTCTTCATTGAACCCTTTTTGTAGAGCTGCTACCATAACTTCTTCTAATCCAGAAAGCGCTACTTCTTCTACTTCAGCTTCTCCAAATGCTTTTTTAGTTGCATCTTTTTCAATTTGATCTTTTTCCCCTGCTCTCAATTTTTCGATAGCTGCTTTAATTTTTTCTGGTGTAGTGTTAAGATCTTTAGCTAATTTTTCATAATTACCTTCTTGTAATGATTCTCTTAAATTAGCTTTTTTCATTCCATTAAATACATCTACTTTTCCTTCTCCTCTTTTTACAGGAACTTCTTTATCGTGTTTATCTACTTTAGAAGATTCTCCTGAGATAAGGTTAAGATAGTGCATCGGGTCTTTCATTAAATTATCTTCAGCTTTTTTCTTAGCTTTATCGAAGTCTTCTAATTTAACATTGAATGCATCATGAGCTGCTATACCGGCTGCTTCTAATTCATATCTTATTCCTCTTTGTAAGGCTTCGTCAGAATAAGGTAATGCAGGTCTTTCATCATATACTTTAGCTTTCTTTTCTGCTTTAGCTTCGAATAATAATCCTCTATTTTTTAATATTTGTACAGAGTCGTCGAATCCATTAAATTGAGTAACATGCATTGGGTATTGCTGTCTCATTTGTCTGACAAACTCACTTTTAGCCATCTTGCCTTCTAGGACGGCTCTATATTTTTCAGTTACAGTTTTTTGTCTCATTTTTATAAATAATCAAATCCTTTAGTATGTGATGGTCGTTTAGGACGACTGACCTGTTTGAAACCGAACTTTTTTAAAGTCTTGATAGCTCTATGAGCTTTACCGAATGCTGCTGGTGTTGCATATTGTGCTCCTGCTCCAGGGGTAAACGATGCTCCACCTACATTAGTTACGTTAGCTTCATCTAACTCTTGCATTACTTCTCTCACAAGAGAAACTAACTCTGATCTTGTCATAGTTTATTTAACTCGTTAACTAGATCGTAATATTGCATTAAGTTGACCAGATGAGAGTCTGTTACTTTATCAGTTTTAGCTAAAGGTTTAATACTTTTAGCAACCTCATCTAATTTAATTTTTACTATATCATCAGTAACTTTTTTGCTAAGTTTTTCAACTTCTTCAGATATTTTCTTTAATTCTTTGTTCACTAAAGAATATAGCTTTTTACTTGAATTAACTGATGTGATAAATTCTTTTAAGATGTTCTTTTGTTCTGGTAGAAGATCTTTATATTTATCGTTGAACTTTTCTAATAAGATTTTAAACGTTAATAGCTTTAAATCTTTGTCATATTTAGAATATTGCTCAATTAAAGAATCTTTTACGTCTTTTTCGTTTTGCTTTTTAGATGTTAAATGCTCTAATAAAGTAGTTTTATTATTTACTAAAAAATTAGGATCTACTAGATCTGCATTATTCTGAGCTTCTAATAAGCAGTATAAAGATGCAAGAGCTTTATAATCTCTAACTTCTACGCTAAAGAACTCCTCTATATTATAATTCTCTTTGATCTCAGAAATTAATTCATACTTCTGATTCTTAAGAGTTTTTTGATTAAATTTTCTTGAAACCTCCGTTATAGTGGAAATAATTGTTTCTGCTCTAGCTTGACTAACTGAATTGTTTTTAACTACGAATTCATATAGTTTATATTCTTTAGCTAAAGTAGAAGTGCCGCTATAATACTTTTTTAAGATCTTAATAGCTTTTGACTCTTTATTTTCGAGTACATCAGCAGCGATTTGCTTTACAAGCAATTCATATATAAGACCAGTATTGCGATACTTTGAATGTTTTATCCTCATTGTATACGTTTACTATATATAAATATGTATTAATTCTCTAAATCTTTAATATTGTCCTCACTTAACATTTTAGGTTCTTCAATGTTTTTCTTTTTAAAGACAATATCTTTTAAAGATTCTTTGTTTCTTAGGTAAACCTGATTTGTTTTAATGTTTTCTGCAACTTTATCATTATCTGAGGGATACCCTCCTTTCATACCATGTTGTCCTAATGGATCTCTTCCTCCTAATGCATCTGTTGTTCCGTATACTGAGGCTTTTTCTCTAGGTCTACCGCCTTCTGCTCCTGGTTGCCCCCATTCAGGGACATCTGCATAACCCATTGGTACATCGTCTTGACCGGCACCTTTTGGTGTAGAGGTAGATCTTCTACCGTACATAGATGCTAGATCGTGCGGAGTACCGTATGTTTGACCTGACTTAGCAGGATCATTACCTTCGTTTTCAATTTGAGCTAATCTAAAGAATCTCTTAGAATCTTCTCTAACTAGATCTCTCATTTCCATATACTGATCTTCTGATAGATCAAATATCTTTTCGTAGATATAATCCTGAGAGAATAATTTAGAATCTTTCATTTGATTAGCTAAATCTACTTTTTCTTTAAGTAAAGCTATTTTTTCTTGCTCAAATATAATAGAAGGAGTAGTTAACTTAATTTCAAAGTTAGTTAAACTCTCTCCTGTGAATCCTTGAGAATATAAATGTACTAGAGCTATCTTAGTAAGCTCTGATTCCATTATTTTTTGTATCCTCTCTACCGTTCTTGCAAATCTTATATCTTCAGCAGCTAGTGTAGCTTTTCCAGATAATTCTCCTTCATATCCAAAATATGCTTTTGGTACTTTAAGAGCTGCAAACATCTTTTTAAGTAAGTAATCTACGTCTTGAGTACCGTCGTAATCTAATCCTTTTGTAGTTTCAATTCTTGTAGAAGTATCTCCTCCCCTT